CTTTACCTATGTCTCCTATGTTCTTCCCCTCAACGGCCGCAGTGCCTGCGTTGATCATAGGAACTAACTCAGCATTACCAGTTGCTACAGCAACAAGTGAAGGTATAGGGCCAAGTTGTCTAGCCATTGCTCCTAAAGCACCACCCTTTTCACCACCTGTATAACCTACTTGCTGTTTGTAGTCTGTAACTGGAGTGACAATACCTGTCTTAGGATCAGCAACAACAACAATGTGATCTGCTCCACCTGCATAGCCAACTTTAATCTCATAAACATTGTTGCCAAGTGGAATAACTGCATCAGGTGGCAAAGGATTGCCGTTTGCATCCATCAAACCAAGTCTTTGGCTAGTAGAACCAGTCTCTTGATCTGGAACATCTATAGTTCCAATTTTGGTGTTGCCATATTGGATAGCGTTGTATGTTTTATTGAATGCCTCGTTGGGATCGTTAATGACCCCGGGTGCTAGAGGGCTACTGAATGGCGTAGGAGCAGAATTAGGTGCATTTACAATGCCCTGATCCATAGCCATACCACCAAGGCTCAATGGAGCTAAATTGGTAATGCCACCAGTTTGAGGTAAATTTGATTGTGCAACCTGATTTAAAGCACCACCAACATTAGATTGGTTTAAAACGCCACTCTGTAAGCCATTCAGAACTTGTGATGCACTTGTGATGGGTAATCCTGCCTGAGCTACTTGTTGAACAGCATTACCAACAGTAAATTGGTTCAATGCCCCACTTTGTAAAGCATTCAATACTTGAGCAGGGCTAGTATAAATTGGTGAGCTTAAAGGAGCACTTGTAGTAGGAGCAGGAGCAGAGGGAAGGGATAAGCCTGCACCTGCGACGTCAAAGCCGGGGAAATACTGAGCCACATCAGCCTGAGTCACTCCCATGGAGTTAACCAAGCCCTGAAGACCAGTATCCCCAGACTGATACGCCTGTGCTAATGCTCCTGCCTGATCTGCTGATATTGCCATTATCTTCTCACTATTGTCATTGCGTTAGTTAGAGCAAATGCCCAATCTTGCCATGTATCAAATAACCTTTGGTCAGGTACACCAGATTGATTGAAGTATCCAATTCCAACCAATCCATCTGCCCAATCTCTCCAATCCTCTTCAGTCGCAGTACCTAGTTGATTAGAGGCAAACAACTCAGCCATCCTAGGGCACCAGTCATCCCAAGTTAAATCCCTAGGATCAAGTACTACTGCCATTATGGATTACCAGTTGAGCGAACATCGCCACTAGTCATAGAGACTAAAACTTTACCCATTTGGTATGTACCACCATCTACATTAGATTCAAAGTGCAAACGCAACTCACGCCTTTGCTCTCTCATGTCAATTTTTAACGTGGTAGGATCAAAATACTTAGGGTCAGAAGGTTGGTCAGTATCGTCTGCATAACCTTTACCAGTCACAATCAAACTCATTGGCCCTGTTTGTATAAAGTCAGGCTCAACACGCTCGACTCTTGTCCAGAAGTTATCCCCAATTTGCTGAGTTGATCCTACTAAATTACCCAAAACACCAATATTGCACGTTTCAAAGTAACTCTGAATGGCATTGACATTGGTTAAATAAATCTCGTCTGTACCTGACTCGTGTTGCCACAAGGTATAGACGTAAATGTACATCTGCATAGAAGTCACAGCAGTTGAATAATTGTTGTTGATCGTGTAAGTACCTGCTCCACCACTTCCAGAACCCAAAGCAGTGATGTATGTATTTGTTTGGTAAGGATTACCTGTAGTTCCTGTGAAAGTGATCACTTGTCCTACACTCAAGGTGCCAGAAGTGACCGAAGTCACAGTCAAAGTGGTGCCACTGATAGAACCAGTGAAGGTAGTAGCTAGTCTAGGAGTATTTCCACCCCAAATAGGCTTAGGAAATACCTCTGTGAAGGCTCCATATGACCTTTGTGAGCCTAAAGCCTCACCTGCATCGTACCAAGTCTTCTCTCTGACGTTATAAATGATGGCATCTGTGCATTCAGTAGCATCACCTTTAGGATAAAACCACCAAATTTCGCCATAACGAGGCACTTTTGTACACCAAACCTTTTGTCTTTGAACCATATTGATGTTGTCAAAGAAATAGTTCTGGTTTACAGGGTTAGGAATCTCCTGAACAACACCATTGTATTGAAGGAAGCGATCAACACCTACCCAGTAAAAAATACCATCATATTCAATGACTGAACTAGAAGACATGATGGAGGTTTGACTGGAAATCAGGTCATAAGTCCAGTAATTAGTGACTGCTGTACCACCAACAGTAATGGTTTGTGGTGAATAACTGACCCTAATTAAGGAGTCTAGAGACCAAAATAAGCCACTAGGAGAGGTTGTACCACCCCTGATAGGCAAACCTTTGACAATCTTGCCTGTGGATACGTTAACAGCGTTGGCTACAGAAGAACCAAAGTCAGTGTAATCAGCAGAACCTGAGTTTTGAATCAAGCCATTGTTGCCATAGACAAACAAATAGGGATGGATAACTACGCAACCACCAGAAACAGCTATGTTGTTGTCAAAGGTGACCGTAGTCGAGCCTGAGCCAGTGGCGGCGATACTCATCGTGACCGTTGTACCAACCACAGAGACCACAGTAGCACCTGTAGCGATGTAAGTGCCACTCAGGGCTTGACCTGCTGTAATCCTTAGGTTGGAGGCAGATAGCGTCAGCGTTGTTGTACCGTTAGCCGTAGCAGTCTGGGTGAATACTCCTACCTTGGACATGGAGAGCGAGCCAGTGGAACCGGGGAACGCTCCATACAGCACTGGCGTGTTCACAGTCGAGTCGATGGCGTTGAGGTTCTGACCGGGGTGTCCCACGAGGTTATTATTCGCTCCACCAGTCGAGTCATATCCAATATCAAACTGCCAAAGGTTATTCAAGCTTGATGTAAAGTTACTCAGCGAGTACTGATAAGGCCCTGACCCCACACCATCATCATTATCAGTTAGCCATTGCTCCAAGCCATTTGCGTTACCAGAAACAATGTAGTTGATCCCATTCGTTGATGTCATCTGCATCCCACGAGAGATGCCTGATGCATTCAAGAAAATGCCCTTATACCCACCAATCTTACGAGGACGTCCACGCTGAAATCTCACCCATTTACCATCAACGTACATGAATGAATCAAACTGCGTACCATCCCTTTGGATTCCTGCAGGTATTTGGAGGGCAATGACTTTAGAGGTCAAAATGTGCCTCCAGATATGCCATTGGCAACGTAGAGACCAGTGGAGGAGAGGGTGGCACCTTGTGTACCATTTATAGTAAATCCAATCGTATTACTCGAAGGCAAGTACATACCTGTGCTCAAGTTACCTTGGAAGTTGAGTGAGGGTACTGATGCAGAACCCACATTCAGGGTAAATGTTCCAGAACTAGCTGTGTTACTTGTTGTGCTGTAGACATTTGTACCATCACAAACCACAAAAGCAGTCTGACCTTGGTTAACAACTTGTTGAGTTCCTACTCCTGCTGTTCTGAAGTTCAGCGTGTACGCACCAGTTGTATTATTAGTTAATGAATACAGTTGAACTGTAGAAGGTAGGTAAACAGTACAATTAGAAGTTAATGTACCGTAATACTCTTGAATGATGTTTGCACCTTCAGCAGATGTCAGCGTAACCGATCCACCAGTAACCGTCTTGACCAACTGTGTGAAGTTAAACTGGTTAGATCGTCCATAGGCATAGGTGTTGTAACCAGTAGCTCCATTAGAAACAATGACCAAAGACTCGGTGAGTTGTAGTTGTTGGCTTGGGTTTCCATCAATTGTATCTGTTCCACTAGGAGTTAACGTCAGGATACCTGTTCCACCATTCCTGATGATTGCAAACCAGTTGCCTCCAACAGTAGCTGAGGAAGGCATTGTGATCGTACCAACGCCTGATGACCAAACAATAAAAGATGCCCTGTTAGAGGCACCCAAAGATGCATTCGAGTAGATATAGTTAATGGGATACGCTTGGTTTAAGGTAGTCCCAATAGGCGTTAAACCGTATCCTGCTAAGGCTGAGGCGTTAGCTGAGGAAGTACCTGCTCCAAGCACCACAGTTGCCCATGTGCCATTAACAGTTGTGTTGTCTGTCAACCAGATAAACTGAGCTACTCCAGAGGTAACAGCAATAATGGTGTTGCCACTTGTATCTGTTACCGTAAAGGTATTTGTTCCTACGTTTCTAACCAGAATAGTCTGACCAGTCGATACCTGAGTAGCAGGTGGTAGCTCTAGTAAAAGCCCTGTAGTTGTTGCTGTACAGTCAATGATTGAACTAGCAGGCGTACTGTTGTTACCATTGATAGGCCATTGTAGGAAGGTATTCTGGCTGATTGTCAGGTTTTCATAACTGACAGAAGATGGGCTGATGGTTTGCCCAGTAAATGGGTTTACATATGTAGTCATTATGAGTCCTGTACGATAGCCTGACGATCCCCAATGCGAAGAGTATCTTCTGTCTTGAGTGCAGTCATAGCTTGATCAAAAAGTTGAGACCAAACAGCTAAACGTGAATCATCCTTTAAGAATGGTGCAGTTTGCTTTAGAGTACCAAACAACATAGCATTTGGTGCATTCTGAGTTAACCAGTTGGTTTGATTGGCTGAATCTAAAGGCTGTAATCTTGTATAGCAAAGAGCCTCAAAAGCATAATTCTGATCTGGTGTAGGTGCTACAAACCAGTGATCATAATCATAGTCAGCGTAGTAAAGGGGCTGACTTGTTTGAGTTGGGTCAGGCCAGTATTCGTTCAAATATTCTAATTTTCGCAGTAGAATAGGTTGCTTGCCTGTAGCAGTGGAGAGCGTCATAGAGACAGTCTTTCTCCATCGAGCAGGCTTTGCTATCACTCCACTTCCTGCATTCATGTTGGCATCTACCACCACCATTTGACCTAGCGTCTTAATTTCTTGAGCGATTTCAAACTCAGCCATTGTGATAGCTGTAGGGATGAAGTTAACTACAGCAGGGTCTGAACGCTCTAAGTATTGCAATACCAGAGCAGTCAAACTATCATAAGTTAACACATATGAAGGCGTAGTCATTTATAGCCCTTTTTAGATATTGCTTTCATAGATTTTATCTCCCCTTTACCTCTCAAGCAAGGACTTGTAAGGCTTTTTCTGTTTGGGCTTTTCTGTCCTCCAAACCGATCAAACCACCATTGATTCTTTTGCATAGCTGTTCAGCGTTCTCTATCAACTTCCCACAGCCATGGGTCTGCCAGAACCACCCTGCACTCAGGCAGGCATACATAGGTGTCGCTAGGAGATCAGGGTTCATCACAAAGTCCTGACCTAGGGCTTGCCCACAGTGCCAGTAGTTGTCGTGCCCGGTCAACTGGAGAACACCCCTTCCCCTAAACCGATACCCATCCCCAGAGTCCTCGCCTCTGTTCCCCATACGGTTAGCGTAAATCCTATTGGCAATCTTCTCTGGATTTCTAGCGTAAAGGGGTATCTCCTCAGGCTTGAACTTACGCCCAAAGAGCTTTTGTAGGGTCTCAGCACGATAATTAAGGTTCTCCTCTAAAGCCCTGAAATGGTTGCTCTCGTGGCTACATTGGGCAATAAAGGATGCCTGCTCCTTAGGCGAAAACATCCCAAACTTGGTAAAAGTAGTTGTCAGAGGCTCAGACCACTGGGGAGCTATTCCTAGCGTATGGAGTTTCTCAGCACTGATCATAGGTAGTCCGTTAAAACAACAAGAATGGCAATAAGACTTATAAGAGTTACATAAGCAAAGAGCACTTTATTTTCCCATTTCATTGATTTTGCTCCTTACTTCGTTGTAGAAGTCGATGCAGGTGTTTCGCTCGTTAATGGCTCTGTCACCTTCTGAGGCGATTGCGACAATATCTTTAATAGCCTGTCTGTCAGATTCGCCCTCACCACTACCCCCAGTTCGTCTGGCAGTATTGGCATCTGGGTTGGCTGATACACCACAGGAGGTGGGGAGGCGCAACTCGCCAGAGTCAATGCGCTTATTAAGATCAGACTGCTTTTGAGTAACTGCATCGTTTGCTTTCCTTATCGCCACACTTGTAGCCTTCTTTGCCTTTTCTAGCTCTACTTCTTTGGCACGAGCTTCTGCATTAAGTCGCTCAATTTCTGCTTGATCTTCTGCAACACGTCTTTGATAACCTCTGTGGTCTGCGACATAATAGCCTCCTGATATAACCAAACTCAAACCCACCACCTTCATTACAAGTGCATGGGGCTTTAACATAGGTAGAAACCCTAGCAAGTAACTCAATCCATAAGCTATTACACCTCCGAAAAGGGAAATAACTGCTATCCAATAAAACAGGTCATCAATAAACCATGACAACCAACTAAGCATTTTTAGCCTCTGCCCTAGCGTGAGCCATTGTTTCCCTCTCCTCTTCGTGCTCCAAGGTAGGAGGTGTTGTAGGAGGTGGGGGAGGGTACCAAGCCCTTGTAGGATCGATGCTGAACCCTGAGGTAGAGTTATCTAGGTTTGAGGTAAATGAAGATGCTCCAAAGCTCTGTGGTTGCATTCCCATGGGTTGGCATGGGTTGTACATAGGAGGTGGAGGAGGAGTCACTGAGGACTTTCCAGTCAACTTCACGCTCAGGATGGTGAAGATTTGGGTCATCACCACCCCTAGAATGGCTAGGATTTGCTTGTCAGCAGGAGCCTCAGTAAAGAGAGGCTGTTGGATAAAGATGATCGAATAGGCAAAGAGACCACTTACCATAGCCAGAATGTAGCAAAACACCTTCAGAATAAAGGCATTCGTTTCTGCTTCTATTTGTTCAGGGCTTTTTGTCATTTTGAGGCTTATTGAAAAATTCTGGACAAGTCTGCGAAGCTGTGCAAATAGGTGGTTTACATACTTCCAAATCCCAGTTCTTAGGGTCTTGGCAAGTGTAGCGATACTTGTCCTCACAGGACACCAAAAGTAAAACTAGTAACAACCATCTCATTTCTCCTCCAGTTTCTTAATCAGCTTCTGAACTTTGATCTCAGTTTGTCTAATATCCATGTACATCCACATGAGAACTGGCATCATAAACATCACCAAAGCTAGTAAAACTATGATCACGATGACGAAGAAGGAATCATCGTCAGAATCATCAGCCACGTCCACAGGATCACTAGACTGGTTGCTATAGCTACTAGGACTCTGTTTTGGAGCTTGTTTAAAACCTGTCTTCGTTGCCATGCCAATGCCTTTTTCTTGTCCAGTTCTGCCTTTCTTGCCATCTGCTGTTTGTTGGCAATGTGACCAATCATGTCATTGACTCTGCTGTACAAATTCTTCATCTCTTGAGGAACGTGGTACACCATGTACTCTCTCATCTCCTCGTTCAATTTTTCCATCTGCAAGTCAGCGATAACTAACTTAATTGCAATATCTTGACCCTCCTCATCACCTACCGTCAAAGCACTAGCTTCTTGTTCCATCTTGTAGGCTTGCAAACCGTTGTAAGCATGAAAGAACTTGGTCAGAGCATCTGCAACTTGTGCGTAGATTTGGTTCTCATCAAACTCAGGAGCTTTCTGCTTTACCTTTTTTGTTGGTTTAACTTGTGCTGTTTGATGTACTTCTTCAGATTTTCTTGTGCCCGAAAAAAGGTTTCTAAAGAATCCGAGAATTCCCTTAGCATCTGCCTGAACTTGCTTAACATCTTTTACAACACCATCGATCTCTTTCTTTGCATCGACAACGAACTGTCTACCTTCCTTGTACATCTCACATGATTCTTTAACCAGTTTGAATGCACTCGAAGCCAATGCAACAAGGGTGAATGGATCAATTTTTTACATCCCAAAGAACTTGTGGAAGAATTGACCTGCTACGTTAGGGCCAAGGAGAACAAGCTCCATGACC